GTTAGAACAGTACCAGGAAATGTTGAGAAAGCAAAATGGAGTCTGCGCTATTTGCTCAACAAATAGTCCTAATTGTAAGAACCGTAAATATTTTTGTGTAGATCACAATCATTCAACAGGGAAAATTAGAGGTTTATTGTGTTATCCATGTAATTTGGCAATAGGTTTTCTCAAAGATAACCCAGCTAATGCCGTGAGACTGATAGAGTACCTAAATGAAAAAAACTAAGTATGCTAAATACAATGAAAATAGCGTGATTCGAGGAGCTCTAAGAAGAGCTTTTGCTAGATCTCCTCTTGTTCAAGAAGTCATGGCTGAATCTAGGCGTGAAGTTCCATGGGAATTAAAAGATGGAAGTATTGCTAAAAAGCCTAGAGTACAGCGTCAATGTCAAGTTTGTTTTCGGTGGGTTGGAAGCACTAAAATAAGTATTGACCACATTGTTCCTGTCGTTTCCGTAGATGAAGGATTCCAAGACTGGAACACGTTCGTTGCACGCTTATGGTGTCCCAAACACAATCTACAGCGTCTCTGTGATACATGTCACGATAAGAAGACCCAGGGTGAGCGAACAGCACGCCTTATTAAGCAATATACCGAAGAACTTGACGAGATAACGTTGGAGATGAACTCGATGCTTCCACCATCCTACACACTAGATGAAGTTGGCTCCTTTTACATCAAGACGTGGAAAAAGCAGTTGGCAAAATATATTGCTAAGAAGAAGACTCCGAATCTTCAAGAGATTGTAGAAAGAGCCCAGAGATTGAAAGATAAATTAAAATAGGAGACGATATGGCTAATGTTAAGAGTGCGCTTTCGAAGAGCTTTGTTGAGAACCATGAGAATGTCACTGAGGATGTGGCTAGTGAACTCATCGTTAGGGCTGAACAGAAGATCAAAGAGATCAAGGAAGAGAAGGCCGCAGACGCTAAGTTAGCTGCTGCTAAGGAGATTGCTAAGGATCTCAATAGCGCATATAACGCAGCGATGGCTTATGAACACGCGAAGATTGACTTTCTTCTGGAGAAGATCGAAGAGATCCAGACTGACCAAGTTAACCCCAGCTCAAGTCTAAACGCCTGATAGAATATCCTTAGTTTTAATTAAGGAGACCCTATGTCGCTTAGAGATAGTTATTTCAATGGACCATCTGGTCTGAACTCTCAGATGGACGCTGCTTTTCAGGCCGGCGTTGCCTATGTGGGTGCTGGTGTATCGGACGAATCTACTCTTGAATTAGGTGACAGAAACGGTTCTAACCTAAGTGCTGGTCCAGCAAATCCTGGCTTATACTTCAAGTACTCATCTCCAACGGCTACTTACGCGTTCTGGATGTATGTAAATAGTGAAGTGGCCCCAACGGTCTCTAACGCTACACTTGTTCAAGTTACACTTCTAGGTGGTGATTCAGGTACACAGGTTGCCGCGAAGATTGCGGCAGCAATGAACGCAATTAGTGGAACACCATTTTCAGCAACTTCTAGTTCTATCGTAGTTACAATGGACAACAATGTTGCTGGTGGAGTAGTTACTCCTATCAGCGTTGGAACGCTAGGTGGTACGGCCATAGCTACTCAAGTAGTTGCCGGTGTAAATCCAACTGGTAACTTCTCTGTATTACAGACCGCTCTTACCGCTGCCGCTGCTCAAGGTCTTACAGACTTCCGAGTTGCTATCCAGGGCACAGGAACTGGAAACGCTGTCTACCTGCGCTACAGAAATGGCCAAAACCAGTATTTAGGTGCCTTTTTCGCCGGCATCCGAAATGCCTTAGCTGGTGAGAGCATCTACGACTATCAGGTAGGTCTAACTCTAGACATCAGTATGAACTCAAGCACCAACGTGATCTTTGGTTTCCACTTTGGAAGCAACATCAGAAAAGAGCATGTCAATCTTGAGCCGCTAACCTCTTGCTGCTTCAACCCGAACGACATTGGGTTTGATAGTGGTGTATTACCCATCTAACTCTTGCTGACCAGCATAAACGAACGAAAAGGGCTTACTAAATGTGAGCCCTTTTTATTTTGGTATAAATAATACATGCCCAAGTTCAAAGCCCCAGCACAACTCCACAATCATTCTAAATATTCTCTCTTAGATGCTGTTCCGTCCCCTGAAGAATGGGTAGGTTGGTGTCTTGAGACAGGAACACCAGCATTGGCAGTGACTGACCATGGTACCGCTATCAGCATGTACGATGCCTTGAAGTGTAAGGACTTTATTAAGGCTTACAACAAAGAAAACAAAACTAACCATCCTTTGGATGCCGTTACTCTAATTCCTGGCGTTGAACTGTATGTTAAATTGAATGCCGAAGATAAGTCTCACTTTCATATTACTTGTTGGGCTGCTTCAACAGAAGGCTATCACAACCTGATGAAGCTTTCGTCATTGGCATACGGTGATACAGTTTCATTCTTTGGATCCGTTAAGGCTAGGGTCACATTTGACCAGATTAGGGAACATAAGAAGGGAATAAAGTTCGGAACTGGCTGTATTGCGGGTCCAATTGGAAAGGCGTTTTGGGATGGCGATAAGAACTTGGCTGAAGAGCGTTTCCTTATGTATAAGGAACTGTTTGGTGACGATCTTTATATTGAGTTTCATTGTAATGATGTTACTCATAATTTTAATAAGTCTACTGGAGGTTTTGATCCGATCCCTGGTGACGAGTGTTCGTGCGATGGTAACAAGCAAAAAGGATATAACCTCTTCCTGAAGGACATGGTGGACAAGTATGGCGGGAAACCTATCCCCGTTACTGATGCCCACTTTATTATGCCTGAGGACAAGATCATCCAAGACTGTCTCCTCAAGAATGGTAACTCAAATGGCTGGTATTTCTACGAGTCCTACCATCAACTTAGAGCAGAGCAGATGTATGACAAACTCAAGACTCACCTTGGTGATTGGCTTGATGAGAGAAGATTTGCTGAGTGGATCGAGAATACTTTTGAAGTAGCGAATAGCGCAAAAGCCATTGAGGTCTCTTACGAATACCACCTTCCTAAAATTGACATCCCGGCAAACATCGTTGAGAAAACTCCCGACTATGATAAACAAACCTATTACCACATGATGGCGCTTATAAAGGACCATGGCCGTTGGAAAGACGATCCTGTTTACGTAGCTAGGTTCAAGCAGGAACTTGACGTTATCATGAAGAACGAGAAGCTTAACTTTATACCGTACTTTCTGGTATACGAGGACATAGGTAGGTTCGCTCGATCTCAAGGTATCTTACAGAACATCGCCCGCGGTTCCGCAGGCGGTTCTTTGATCAGCTATTATCTCAAGATTATTCACGTTGATCCTATTAAGGCCAACCTACCGTTTGAGCGCTTCCTGTCTCATGCCCGTATTCGAGCTGGATCGTTTCCAGACATCGACGCGGATATCGGCGATCGTGCTAGACCGCTCATCATGGACTATCTAAGGAAGAAGTACGATGCGGGGTTTGCTCAGATCGCTACCTTTCAGAAGATAAAAACTAAGAACGCCATTAAAGATGCCATGTTTGCCTTGTATGCTCGTAACCGCAACGATCCAGAGGTTAGGGCAATCTGTGACGGTATTGACGACTCACCTCAAGGCGTTGACGAGCATGACTTCCTGTATGGGTTTACAGATCAGGAAGGTAACTATAATGCTGGTCAGGTAGAGATAAACAAGCAACTGGCAAACTTCTTTAATACGTATCCAGACGTCGAAAAGATGGTGAAGAGGCTTATTGGTATGATCCGTGGATGGTCCAGGCATGCTTCAGCATTCGTAATCTCATCGCTAGACCTAGCGGCAGACCGCGTACCGACAATGGTAATGAAAGATAAGGAGTTGGGTAACATCGTCTGTACTCAATTTGATGCTGCCATGGTAGAGAAGTGCGGCCTAGTAAAGGCTGATATCCTGGGAATTAAAACCCTTACGGCAGTCTCAGACTGCGTGGCTCTTGTAAGAGGTAAGGTAGACTATCTTGAAGAGGTGGATGGTGTTCCATACATCTACCGCTTGCCTGAGGACAGGGGTGTTTACACTGACTTCTACAACAAGGACACGGACTCATCGTTTCAGTTTAACACAGAGCTTGTTAAGGGGTATGTTCAAGAGTTTTGCCCATTAAATAGGGTAGACTTATCTGCTATGACGGCCATGCTTCGACCAGGCGCACTTGATGCCCCACTGTATGATACGACCGCGGCCCAGTATTACATGGATATTCGCAGCGGTAAGCGAGAAGTAGAGTATCTTCACTCAGATCTTGAGCAGATCCTTGCGTTCAGCAACGGTGTTTTTGTTTATCAAGAAGAGGTTATGAGGTTTCTGGTTGAGATTGCGGGATATTCGTGGGAGGAATCAGACGTTATTCGTGGTGCTATTGCCAAGAAGAAGCACGAAGTTATTATGGCGACATTTGATAAGATTCGTAAGTCTTGCCATGCTAGAGGATGGACTGACGAAGCCATTGAGTCAGTTTGTCAGCAGATTCAAGCGTTTTCACGCTACTCGTTCAATAAGTCTCACGCTTACGCTTACGGAGAATTGGGCTATATCACCATGTATCTCAAGCACCACCATCCACTAGAGTGGTGGGCATCTATTCTTAACGTCTACCTAGACGACGAGAACAGAGTGCGACACTATATTTCAAAGTTAGGAAATCTAGTTCGTCCACCTTCTCTGAAGTATCCAACTGACAAGTTTGCGGTTCGCGAGATCAACGGAGAGCGATACATCGTTACTCCGCTGTCGGCGATTAAAGGTTGTGGTCCAGCCGTTGTTAAAGAGTTGTATGCGAAAGGCCCATTTTCTACTCTGGAAGACTTTGTGGCCAGGATTGACCATGCTAAGGTGAACACCGGTGGCATCTCTTACCTAATCAAGGGTCGTGCGGCGGACGACATGATGGACATGTCTATTGCCGACTATGGAGAGCGTCGCAAGGCCTTTATCGAGGAGTATAAGAGACTACGCAAGAAAGAACTAAAGTTTCAGCCAGACGTGTTTCAGTTTGATCCACTTTCCATATTCTTGATGGAGAAGGGACACAATCAGGCGTTCAACAAGCATCTTTTGTCTGACGATGGCATTGTTAACATCATCAAGGGTAGATGGCCAGCGTTGGCATCCACTGGCAGAGCTGGTATTCCGCTTATAATGGGCGACGTGCCCATTCTATCTAACATAAAGGTGGCGGAAGGTTTATGTAAAAAGGGACATGAGAGTGAAGTAGGAATGATCCTGCTGTTTGAGTCGTCTACCTTCACTGAGGGTATATCTAAGAAGTCTGGTAGACCGTGGGCTAAAGTAGCAGTTTATCTGTCCG